AGACCCGTTTAGGCAAGGCTCTTGCCGCGAAGCGTGACCGGGTATTCAACAGGCTCACGGTAAAGCAAAGCAGCCAATCCAATCACAAGACGGGCGTGCTTTATACCCTCGCTTTAGCCGACGGCAGCGACAAACCCGGAACTGGTTCCGGCAGCACAAACCTCCTGGACCTGTTTGGTGGGGACATCGGTGGGGACATGGTGGGGACGTTTGGCGACCAATGTCCCCACCAGTTTGGCCCCATAGAATCAATCGATTACAGAGACGGTGGGGACGTTGGGAACATAGGGGACATACTCCAGAATCCTCGCGCGCAAGAAAATCGCGTGTGTATAGAGGATATAGAGGAAGAGAGAGAAAATAATAATAGTAGGTGGCCTGAAACTGGCACCAATGTTCCCAACGTCCCCACCGCGTCTGCAACTGACACAAAACAAGAGACATTAGTGGTGGGGACGTTGTCCGCGAACGTTCCCACCACGTCCCCACCAGGTCCCCACGCCGAAAACCGGGGCGGGATTGACCTGGCCAGACTCGCCATCGCGCCGCCCACCCCCAGCGAAGATCCGCCGTGATCCCGCGCAATTGAGAGACCGGGCATTCCATTCAGCCAGGAGAGCAATCATGAGCATGGAGTTACAGGAGCAGTGTGCCAAATTGAAGGCAGAGGCATCCGAAGGCGATTCGCGGGGTTGCCTGTTCGTGTCTACTTCCCTCGCGACGTGGACGACGGCGCACCCGGAGCAATTCGCTCGCGACTTCCAGATCAACGACACGGTGTACCGGCGGCTCGATCCCGAGTATTACGTCTGGCTGCGGTCACGCATGGTCATTGCCAAGAAGGCGGCGACTGCCGGACATCTCCCTCCGGCCGCGTTTGAAGACCTGCGCATGCGGTTCAACGCCATGCACGATTGGGCGGTCGAGCATTTCAGCGAGGCCCACCTGCTCGCCGCTGTGCGGACATTTCGTGCGTGCGACTACAAGCCGCCGCTGCCTGAGGAGTTCGATCGCACGAACCGAGCGGAGCCAATCCCCTCGAAGCCAAGCCCCGAAGTCGAACGCATCGCCCGCGCGAAGCAACTGGTAGATGAGATTAGAGACCAGGCGCTGGCGCTGGGATGGACCATGGAGAGCCTGTACTTCTGCGAGGGTTATGAGCGACGGCCCTTCGCCGCCCGTTATGGCGTGGCGTGCTACATCGGCGGCGAGCACCGGATTGGCGAGGTCACCCGCCAGTCCATCGAGCTTATCGGGCCACCGCCAATGGAGACGCGCTCGCGATTCTATAACCCGGATGTGGACCAGCCTTGGATCATCCGAAAACCCTCGCGCTGAAGTCCCCGGTTCCCCGCTGGGACGAGCCTACGGTCGAGTAGTTTTGATTTCACCCTACAGCATGGCGTTTGAGGTTTACACTTTTCTCGCGCCTTGCGTATATTTACGGTGAAGGCGCGGTTCGACAGGCAAGCGCAAAGCGCACCCTCTGGAGAACTCCTCCCCAACAATCTGCGAGAGCCGAGACTCTCATGAAACTCCTTCTCGCATCCCTTCTGGGACGCGTGTATCACTATGCCGAGACTGATCCCGCTATACAACGCCGACGGCGAACTCCAGGACAAGATTACGGAGCAGCGCCTGAAACGCTTGCAGGCACTCGGGTTGATTGCCCGCGTCGTCCGCCACCCTAAAGGGCATGTGAACCGGGCGGTGATGTTTCGCCGGGAGGCCGAGGGGCGCGGCGCTAACCTCACGGATTATGTTGGCACGCGATACAGCTTTCGCGAGCACTTGGAAGGCGGGCATATCGCCTGGTCTCTGAAGCAACTCGGGCACGGCGATGAACTTCGGCCCGTGTTCCTGCAAGTTGTGACCGGATGCATGGTGAACCCATGAGGGCACGTAAGAACGGCAAGGGCGGCAGGCATGTCGCCATCGAACGTGGGCTCCGGCCAACCGGCAGCGGTTGGCCGTTCCGCCGCGAACTTCGGGAACTGGCGTCGATGTGTTTCGGTGGACGCCGGGGGCTAACACCGCTGACCAGCCGTCCAGTGAAGGAACCAAAACCATGCCAAGCATGATTACACCGGACCGACTGGCCGAGCGCGTTTGCAGGACGCTCGACCTACCTGCCAAGGACCACTCCGAGAACTTGACCGAGATCCTGCGGGCGGCACTCACAGAGGCGCGCGACCAGGCGATCGGGGCGACAAAGGCCGTCAGCCTGGAGATTGCCGAGGACGAAGCCGAGCGATGCCGCAGCGTTGGGGCGACGGTGGCGCAGCAGACGGCGCTGACCATCGCGGCGCGTATTCGTAAGCGGCATGTCGAGGTGGCCCGCAGCAATTCAGGGACCTGATCCGGCAGCGGCGGCCGCGGCTTGAAATGTTGCGCAGTTTGCCTAGTTACAGGGGTTTACGCAGGTTGTCACTTCAGGTTGTCACCCCTCCCTGGAGCCACTTGGCCAGCCGCCAGCTTGGATTTCTTTGACTTACGGCAGCGTGTGTTCGGGCATTGAGGCGGTGACGGTGGCCTGGGAGCCGTTGGGCTTCCGTCCGGCATGGTTTGCCGAGATCGATCCGTTTTGCTCCGCGCTACTGGCGCATCGACACCCGGGCGTTCCCAACCTTGGCGATTTCACGACCATCGAAGAAAGCCGCCGCCCAATCGACCTTCTGGCCGGAGGAACTCCATGCCAGTCCTTCTCCCTCGCCGGAAGACGTGGCGGCCTGGAGGATGCGCGTGGCAACCTGGCCATCGAGTTTTGCCGGCTTGCTGGCCGACTGCGGCCTCGCTGGATCGTCTGGGAAAACGTCCCCGGTGTTCTGTCCTCGAACGGCGGGCGGGACTTCGGCTCCATCGTCGGGGCGCTGGCGGAACTCGGGTATGGTTGCGCCTGGCGAGTGCTGGACGCTCAGTTCCTCGGAGTGCCCCAGCGACGCCGTCGCGTCTTCGTTGTTGGACATCTTGGAGACTGGCGGCGTGCCGCAGCGGTACTTCTTGAGCGCGAAGGCTTGTGCCGGGATACTCCGGCGCGCCGCAAAACGCGGGAAGACGTTGCCGGATCTCTTGGCGGCGGCACTGGCGAGCGTGGCTGGTGCAACGACCTTGACCGGTCGGGAGCGTTCGTGTCCATGAGCCTGAATGCAAAGGGAGGCTGTGGGCGGCTCGACGGTGAGAGTGAAACGTTCGTGGCATCCGGTTGTGGCTATTGGAACGAATCGGAATCGGCGGAAACGCTTGGGACGCAGGGACGTGCGCTCTACGAAAGCACTGCCATCGTTGGCCCGCTGCCACCAACGGCGTTCTCCGCGAAAGACCACGGAGCCGACGCCGGACCACTCGCGCCGACGCTCCGCGCGATGCCGCACGACCGCAGCCATGCCAACGCAGGCGGCCAAGTCGCGGTGTGCTTCGAGAGTCGCGTGGCGCGCAACGGGAGGGGCGGCCCATCCGGAATTGTCCCGCCGCTCAAAGCGCAATCCGGCGGTACTGGCCGGGGCGACGGTGCACCACTGTTGGCGTTTGGCGGGCCCCTGGCGGTCAGGCGATTAACCCCGCGTGAGTGCGAGCGGTTGCAGGGGATGCCGGACGATTACACGCTGATCCCATATCGCGGGAAGCCAGCCGCCGACGGTCCCCGGTACCGAGCGATTGGAAACTCAATGGCAGTGCCAGTGATGCAGTGGATTGGCCGCCGAATTCAGATGGTGGATAGCATTCGTGGCTGACGCGCGTGTCCCGCCCGCGATGGCGCGGCAAATCGAACTGTGGCCCGCTGAGCGGCTGGTGCCATACGCCAGGAATGCACGGACGCATTCCGACGATCAGATTGCCCAGATCGCAGCGAGCATCTTCGAGTTCGGGTTCAACAATCCAGTCCTGGTGGACACCAACGCCGGGATCATCGCCGGCCACGGCCGCCTGTTGGCCGCACGGAAGCTGCGGCTGGAGCACGTACCGGTGGTCGTGCTCGATCATCTCAGCGAGACGCAGAAGCGTGCGTACATACTCGCCGACAATCGAATCAGTGAGAACGCCGGGTGGGACGAAGACACGCTGGCGGCGGAACTCGGGGAATTGCAAGCCGCCGATTGGCGGCTCGATCTGCTGGGTTTCTCCGGGGAGGAACTCGCCAAGCTCCTGTCAGATTCCGAGCCTGCGGCAGAAACTCATACTGCGGCGGAAGAAGAGATCCCCGAAGCGCCGGCGGACCCGGTAACCCGGGCCGGAGACATATGGTTGATCGGAAAGCACCGGTTGATCTGCGGGGACT